AACTGATGGCATCTAAAACCTTTTATGATGTTCAGGCGGTTAATCCTCACGTTAAGATTTTAGCCGGATCCTTTACCACGAATAACACTTCTAATCCTGTTGCCACGAATAACACGGGAGCAGGATGGTCGGTTGCTCGAAGCGGTACGGGTGAGCTAACGGTAACGCTTGAGGATTCTTACCCTGGATTGATTTCGGCACAAGTATCACTGGCTTTAAATGCAGCTGCTGATTCGAAATGTCAATTTGGCGCAATCGATGTCACAACAGCGAAAACCGTGGTGATTCGAACCATCACGGGAACAGCTGCCGCGGACATTGCAGCCAATGCAAACAATCGCGTCCATTTCTGTTTGATTCTTAGAAATACCTCTTTAACTCAATAAGGGGGATTTCATGAAACGCGGAATGGACACAGGAACCGCGATCATGATTGGCATGTCACCGAAACGAGGCGGCGAAGATGAAGCCGCCTCGGTAGGTTACGATGGCGAAATGATCGAGGAAGAGGAAATGGAATATGAATATTCTGAGGACCAGCTGGCAATGGCTGACGAATTGATGAGCGCGGTAAAAGCTGGAGATTCTGAGGCGGTGCTGGATGCGATTCACGGAATATACATGTCTTATTCCTAAAACCTAGCCATGACTGATTTTGTCAGTTTAACGGTCCTCAGGCAGCTAGTGCGTCAGAGGGCCGACATGGAGAATTCCCAATTTGTAACGGATACCGAGTTACGCCGTTATATCAACCGCGGATATGCGGAGCTTTACGATTTAATTATTACGGAAGCCAATTCCGATGATTATTTCCTAAATTCCTACGCTTTCAATCTGACTTCCGGCACTAGGGCATACGACCTTCCATCTGATTTTTACAAGATGAGGGGCCTGGATCTGACCGTAGGCTCTGATGTCATGCCGATTAGACGGTATAATTTCAGCCAGCGTAATGTCGGCAGCCGCTACCAAGTCGCAAGAAATCTCAGGTATCACCTTCAGGGCAATCAGATATATCTAAATCCGAAGCCTAGCACCTCGGATACGATGACACTCTGGTATATTCCAACGCCTAAAAAATTCCTGGAAAAAACCGTTACAGCAATCACCCGCGGCAGCTCTACCATGTGGACCGTAGGCGCAAATCACGGTTTTGTAGTCGGGGATTTGATTACGGGGGTGAATTTTATAAACGCCGCAAATTATAACGTGGACCAAACCATCAGCGCCGTAGGTGCGGCCACCGTCACAACGGATCTGGACAGCAGCGGCCTCGCGGATCCAACCAGTTTTGGAAACATTGAAACCCGTTTAGATTTTTTTTCAGGCTGGGATGAATTTGTCATTTGTGCTGCTGCCATTGATGCGCTGGTTAAGGAAGAGGCAGACGTTCAGCCGATGATGATGATGAAGGAAGAAACCAAAAATCGCATCATAGCCGTGTCAAATATGCGCGACCTGGGCGAGCCTGTTTCAGTAACGGATATATCTGGTTATTACACCGACTTTGCAAACATGAACTGGTACTAACATGAACGAATACATTAATAATCAAACTTATATTTCAAGCGGCGATATGTCCGCCGATGTTACTGGCGAATCCATAGATGCAGCCCGAATGTCAAAAGTTTCAGCAACGTGCGTGAATACATCTGGATCCTCACCCGATGGCACTATTTACATCCAAACATCCAATGATGGCACTACATGGGTGAATAGTGGAATTGGAACAGGATCGGCAGCGATCAACGCTGCGGAAACCAATGTTCTTTATCAAGATTTATATGAAAGATATGTTCGCATTTTTTTTGACCGCACCAGCGGATCCGCATCACTTAATGTAGCCATAACTTTAAAATCGGTATGAGCCGCGGGAACTTTACACAACTTTACACGGGCGATGCAGCTGCTGACCAGGTACAGGGATATATAGCCACCGCATTGCAGCCGCTGCTCGATCTTCCTTTTGCAGCTGGCAACCGCGTGCAAGATGTTGAGCTATCAACCTCTGACACGTTTGTAAATCACGGATTAAATCAAAAGCCAGAGGGGTTTATTATTACTAAATCAAACGCGGCACAAACAGTTTATGAATCTGGATCAGACAACGATTTTCCTGACCGCATCATGATTTTAAAAGCTGGCGGAACTGTAACTGTTGATATTTTCTTTTTTTGAGGTCACATGGCAATAACAAACGGAACCAATATCACAGCACTTGAAAAGCCCGCGGTTGGTGTAGATACGGGGCCAGGATGGGCAACAGCATTAAATAATAGTATTGATGCGGTGGATGGACATGACCATACCACAAATAAGGGAAGCCGCATCACGCCAGCAGCAATAAATATCAACGCGGATCTGGAAATGAATAGCAATGATCTTACTGAGATCAGAACGCTATCGATGGATTCCACCTCTGGCACAACCACGGCAGACCAAAGAGCAATTTATGTTAGTGGTTCCAATAATCTGCATTACCGAAACGGATCTGGTCAGGATGTCCAAATTACGGATGGAACTTCAGTTATGGGTGCTGCTGGAACCATAACAGGCATGGGATCTGACGAAGGCAATCAGGCTGGTGCTAATTATACAGAAGGATCTAAGGCATTTAATTTTTTTACAGATATAGGAAACACCGATTTCGGCAAAATGAACCATTCGGATCTGAATCTTTATAAATTCAGTGATGACAATACTGTCGATACCGATTTTGTAACCCTGCAATGCTCCTCCTCTGTTTCAGGTGCAGGGGGTACGATTACCGTTCCAGGTGAAACAGGCACGCTGCTCACCACAGCAACCAACTTTGCAGGAACTATAAACATAGATGCAACGGGAGGGTCTGGTTCAATTACATTAGATGCTAATACCTCAGTTAGTATTGAAGCAGACACAACGATCACTTTAGATGCTGAAAGTGACATTAATCTTGACTCAAACTCTGGTGTTCTGACTTTCAAGGACAATGGAACTGCAATCGGCAAGATCAGCAACTCCTCTTCTGATCTGGTCATTGAGAATGAGGTGGATGCTAAAGACATCATCTTTAAGCAGTATGATGGTAATGAAGTCGCTCGTTTTACAGATGACAGAAAACTAAAATTTTTTGATGATGGTGATGAGTATATTTCTGGAGATGGTACGGATCTAACGGTTGCATCTGGTGGAGCTTTAAACCTGACCGCAACTACGGACGTTGTGGTTCCTGCCAATGTTGGGGTCACGTTTGGAACTGGTGAGAAGATTGAAGGAAATAATACTGATCTAACAATCACTTCAGGCGCAGACATTAATTTGACTGCCACCTCAGACATCAATGTTCCTGCCGATGTTGGAATTACTTTTGGCGATGACGGTGAAAAAATCGAAGGTAATGGCACTGACCTAACGATAGCATCTAGTGGCGAGATCAACTTTAATTCTGGAACCCTGGACCTATCTGCTCAGACAGTAGATGTCACCTTAAACGGTGCAGTCGATGCACTTAATTTTGACAGTAATACACTGTCAATCGATGCCTCAAATAATCGGATAGGAATCGGATCCGCAGCACCAAAGCAACCGCTTACAGTTTATGGTGTGCCGATCACTGCTACTGGCACGATCAAAACGCAAACTCTTATAGCAGACACAACGGCGTTTGGCTCGGCGCAGAATTCTGGAATCAGCTTTGGACATAAATATGATTCAGGTGGGGATGTTGCAACAACGTCTGGAATTGTAGGTGGACGAGAATCGACTTCTGACGGAAATTACGCGGGTTATCTAAGTTTTCACACTAGAGCCAATGGTGCATCTGGTGCAGAGCAAGCTCGGATCACCAGTGCTGGAAGAGTGGGTATTGGTACTACTGTACCGTATGGTGCTTTAAATGTGTCAGATTCGGGAGGTTTTACAACTTTAGTAATCACAGATCCTACTGAAAACGCCAGCGGTGAGCATTGGTATTTTAGAAACACTGGCGGGAATTTTTATATTGGACAAAGTACGGATAGTGGTGGAGCTTTTGATTCGTTGCAAGCAAGAGTGACTGTTGCGGATGGTGGAAATGTGACACTGAATTCAGGCAACTTAGTTGTCGGCACGGCAGGAAAAGGAATTGATTTTTCTGCACAAACATCTTCAACAGGAACCGATGCGTCCATAATTGCTGAACTTTTAGATCATTATGAATGGGGAACGTATCGAGTTGTTTTAACCCCAGATAGTGGAACTTTTACGATGGATACAAGCCGTGATCTTTTAGGATTTGTTAAGGTTGGGAACATCTGTACTGTTTCAGGATATGCCAGAGTAAGTTCAACTTCAGGGCCTTCTGGGCTAATAACATTTAATTTACCTTTTGCTGCTTCAAGCATGAACGAATACGCAAATCATTTTGTTGGTCATGCAGTACCGGAAAATATGGGTGGTAGTCCGCCAAGTTATTATAGCTCAAGCGATTTTCACTGTTTTATAGGAGGAGCAGGTGCAACAACTGCACAAATAAAACGAACAGCAGGAGGCACGGCTGCCGGAAATTGGGGTGGAGTAGCTGATTATTTTTCAACTAATACTAACGTGACTATTTCAATAACCTATATTACAGCTTGATATGTCTTTGCAAAAAAATATTTTAATCGATAAGTGCGAAACAGTGGCTATAAATAGTGGTTCCCATTACGTCATTCAAGTCAGAGAACGACATCAGATCCTTGAAAATAGTAAAGAAATTTCGGCTTCTTTTAATCGTTATATTTTAACGCCAGATGCTGATACAAGCACCATAACTGATGCAACTGTTCTAGCCCAATTTAATGCGGTTATGACTAATGAAGTTAAACAGGCTTACCAAACTTTTTTAGCAAGTCAAAATCAACCTGAAGACACATAAAATTAATGGATATAAAAAATATACAAAGTGAAATAGTTTCACTAAAAAACGAGTTAGCAAAAGTTCCACAAATGGAGCAGAGACTTCATCGTTTATTGGGTATGGAAGAGATTCTTATAATACAACAACAAGAAGAGCAAACGCCTGAATTAAAAGTTGCGAATAAAAAGTAGCAATGGCACTTCAAAAAGCTCTTGTTCCTGTTGATATAGTTGCAGGATTAGACACCAAAACAGATGAAAAACTGACTGCAAAATTAACAGATTTGCAGAATGGAAGATATACGGTTGGCAGTCAGATTTCTAAGCGTTTGGGCTATACATCAATGTCTCAGGATATTGCAGGGTCATCGTCAAAACTAACAACGGGTGACGGGCTGAGTTCGTTTCAGGATGAGCTTTTAGAATTTAGTGGGTCTAAATTATATTCCTACTCCAATGGTATCACTAAATGGGTAGATCGTGGCTCATACCTCAGTCTAAAAGTCAATGCTACGGATGTTGTCCGAAACACCTCAGAAATCAGAAACCAAGATAGTTGTATTGCTTCAGGATTAATTCTGTATGCTTATGAGCAATACG